ACTATTACTATCAGCAATTCTAAAAATAGTATCCAATGATGTTGTTTGTTCGTTAAAGATTAGTACTGTTTCTGCGCTGTCTCCAACAACATGTGTATAAGGAGGAACATTAATAATACCAGTAACAAGATACTTGCCGCTTGGAAAGTAAACTGTACGTCTAGTATTGTTGCCTGCAATAACACTGGTATAACCATACGTATTGTTAAGTGCTCTAGTGATTGCGGTAGTGTCGTCTGTAATACCATCGCCTTTGGCGCCAAAATCACGAACATTTACAAAATCGTCTAGTTTTTCTTGTAGGCTACGAGTAAACTGTGTATTGTTTGGACCTGTGGCAGCAATGAATCCTGCTGGTTCTGCTTTAAAACTAAAGACATTAACCAAACTTAAAATATCACTATGTTCTGTAAGTACTTCAGTACGTCCTGTTACAGGTGCACCTTCAGATGCGGTACCATTACCAATAAACAGTCTGCGCTGGTCTAGGCTCCAGCCTAGTTCAGCACTAGCTAGGGAAGGCAAATTGTCATGTAATCCACGTCTTACTTGAATACGTGATATCTGTATAACGGCCATTGTAATTCCTCAACGATTCATATTATAAACTATTTACCTTAGTTTATAATTCGTTGTTAGCCATTTTTGTGTAATATTGCTCGCAACGTTTCCACCATTGATTTTGCCAATGATCAAATTTCTCGCCTTCCACAACAAACTCTTGATATTCAGGTTCTTCCAAAATTGCTCCAGACTCGTTTAGTTTGGGTTTAACGCACATTAGAATAACACCTTTGTTAATATTTGTGCCATGTACTTCATTATGTGCTAGTGCATATGCGGATAGCTGTAGATAATAGTCCTCAACCCATTCTTCTTTCTTAGGTCTATTGGTCTGCTTAAAATCCATAATAGCTGGTACACCTTGATGTACACCTACTAGGTCTGTAGTACCCGCATACACTCCTGGAAAGTATAATGGAACTTCACTGCCCCAAAACTCGTCAGCTTTGCTTAGTCCTTGTTCGATGACAACATTAGCCATAGCATGACTGGGCCAAGCAAACGGATTACTGGGCTTTGCTTTAAGTTCACCAGTTTCTACATATCCTTCTAGATAGGTGTGCATTCGAGTGCCACGGTTAGCGGCTTCGGTAGTAATCTGTTGAGCACGTTCTGTACCAACACGCTTCCGCCATTCAGCCAGCGCACGTTTTTTCTCTGCGGGTTTGGTTATGTCTAGTATTGTTGTAACACTAGGTACACGGCTTCCGTCGGGTAAACAATAATGACGCTTGCCATTTATGTTTGTTCTACTGCATGCAGTATAATCAAATTTTGGGGTTATCAAGGTTAAAACTTTCTCCACAACCGCAACGTCCAACCTCTAATGGATTGATAATATCAAATCGTGCAGTAAAGCCATCAGGGCTTACAACATAATCTAATTCACAACCGTGTAAGAAAGGCTCACTTCCTGGCATAACACGAACTTTTACATTCTTGTCTTCGTAGTGTGCTTCATCTTCATCAATCTGTACCCAAGGTTTGATATTATAAGAATATCCATTGCACCCACTGGGTTTGACAGAAATACTTACGCCTGTTAGTGTAGTATCATTATCTAATATTTTCTTAATTTGATCGGCTGCTTTTTGCGTTACAGTAAACATACTAGTATTATACCTTCGTTTGTGATCTATGTCAATAAAAAAGAAAAGGCTGTACAATTAAGTACAGCCCTTTACAAGTCTTTTATTAAAAGATGTTAGCCATCGCCTTCAGTATCGTCAGCACCTGTTAGTACGTCATCTGCTGTACCAAGAGTTGCATCAACACCTGCGCCAATGCCTGTACCTGCTTCTTCAACTGCTACTGTATCACCAGTACCTGTGAAGTCCCAAGAAACAATCGAACCGTTGTCTAGTGTAACTTTACGACCTGCGATCTTAACAACTTGACGAGCTGTACCGTTGTCATCAACAGTAATACTCATTTGTCCTGATGTTAAGGCAGCTGATGCGGCGTCAACTAGGTAACAAGTACCTGTGTCTGTGCCACCAGCATTGGAAACTTTAAAACGCTTTGAACCAGTCTGCTTTACGATATAGCCTGGTGTAGAGCCGTTTCCAGCATTGAACTGAACTTTGATTTCGTTTCCACCAGCTGTTGGTGTTCCGAAATATCTTTTATTAATAGGTCTTCCCATTTGTTTTCTCCTTTTAGAAGTCCGATGTGGGTTCTAGCCACTACGGGGATGGATGCCCCATAAAACTCTTTAGTCTTCTTGTTTCCAAAGAGTCCATGCGCCATAAGCAATAGCCGCGTATGCCGCCCACTTAGCAAGTGGTCCAAGTAGTAGAACTACTAGTCCGACTGCAATCAATGCGGCACCGTCCCAGCTTGTTCGTTCTATAATTCTGTTTTTAATCCAATTAATCATGTTTTTAATGCCCTGTCTGCCATTTGTGAAACAACTTTGTCTGGATTGTCTTGTTTTGTGCCATAAGCAATAGCTGGTTCTTCTTCAACGTCGTCGTCACTAAAGGTCTTTAAAAAGACGTACTTAACGCCTTGTTCGTCATCTTTAATGTCTTTGATTAAACTTTTAACTGCTTCGTTTTGTTTAAATGAGTTTGTTAAACTATCTAGATTGAATAAATCTGCGCCTGTGTTTTTTACCATGTTTATTAAACTATCAACACGCACCTTTGGGTTGAGGTGTTGATCTCTGCTTTTATTACGAAGGAATGTCAGTGCGGTAATCAAGTTATCGTCGCCGCGATCTTCTGTATCGTCCTCAATAATATCAGCATCAAGAGCTTTTATATTAAACTCGCTTAATCTCATGTTTATGCTCTTTCTTCACGTCCAGCGTCGTCGTCACCTGCGGCGGCGTCTGTTGCCGCAAATTCATCAGCGGCGCCTGCATCTGCATCGCCTTCTGCGCCAGCGTCGACTGCTGGTTCTTCAGCAGGAGCTTCTGCATCCATTGGAGCCGCCGCATCATCTGCTGGCATGTCCATTGGTTGATCTACTTGTTCGCCTGCTAGTGTTCTTGCTGCCGCATCAACTGTTTCTCTACTAGTACGTAAACTATCTTCTAACTGAGTTAGTACTGGGTCTACTGAAGTTTTAAATGCGTCTGCTTGTTCTGAACTAATCTGATCACGAATAGCATCTAGTAGTGCTGGCATCTGCTCGTTCTGCATCTTACCAATCTTTTCCATCATGTCTTGGATACTGTCAACAATATCACGACTTGCTAGAATAGCTTCACTCTTAGCTGTTTCGCTTTCAACGATTGGTGCTGGTTCTAATTTTTCTTCAACACCATTGTTCTCTTTTAGCCATGCTTCCAAACCTTCCTTAACCATATAAAATTCCATGTACTTTGAATTCTTTTGTGACTGATGGATATTGTGGCTTCTGGAAAACTGTGATAGACTAGAAGAGATAGCTTCAACTAAACTGTTTGCTTTGTCAATAGTTAGTGTATCGTAGTCTATAGCGAGTCCGAAACGGCTCTCAACTACTTTATTAATTCTTTTACTGTTGGCTTTGAGGCCGATCTCTGAAATTTTCATGGTTATTCTCTTCCCAAAGTTTTATGTATTTAGCAGAGTTCAACGTTTTTCTGAGGTTATTTTGAGCTAATTGTAAATGGAACAGCGCATCCTCTACGCGATTCCAAAGAGCACCTCTGCGAAAATCATCTTTGGAACAGCGTATACTATGTTTGTAATACATAATATCTTGCAAGTACTTATCTACTAAACGTTGGGCGTCTTTAAACTCTCTGGCTAAAGTATGTTTACTTTTATGTGACAGTGTGGTCCAAATAACTGCCTGAGCTTTGGTAGAAAAACGTTCGCATTCGCCTCTGCTACGCACTTCCCAATAGTTTTCAGCATTTGTAATAGTATACCCGCCAATTTTGTATCCGCGTTTGGTAGGAAAGATATAAACGTTGTTGCTTTGAGTTGAGAGCAGTCTTGCGGTTTCACGTTTCTGCCATCGTGCGACTTTGATTGCGGCTAGTTCCGCAACCGTGTCAACTGTAGCTAATTGGATGGATTTAAGATCTACCGTCTTTCTTACAGTATTCGATAATGCCATTTGTTTTTCGCCTCGTTAGAATGTCTTTTACGACTAATTGATTTGCGAGCACCTGCTCGCGTTCATTCAAATCTTTCTTTGTAACAACGGGTTTGTTCGTAAACTGGGCTAGCACGTCGGCTTCTTCGTTGGTCAGAGCAACAGAAATATGATTGATAAGTTCTACTATCTTCATTTTAGTTGGTCATTATTAGGTTAACGATAAGGCCAATAACGGCTGTGATTAATACTGTAATTAGGGCTGTACCTATTTTAATTAGGTTATTGTTGGCGCCGAGCGCCGAACCATGAATGGCTTTTTTAATTTCTTCAACACTAGTATCGATTTTTTCAACTCGTCGGTCAAGATTATCCAATTTTGCCTCTAAGGCATCATAGCGTTCAGCGCAGAGTTCAACATGCGCTTCCAGACTTTTCTTTTCAATGCTTGCAGTTGCCAAGACAATTCTCCTTTTGATTGGGCTTTTTGATACTAGTGTGCCTTAAGAATTGCCTTGTGTGTGCCATAATGGTTATGCAATAATTATTTATATGTATTGATAATTATCTTTAAATTGTCTGTTTAAGAATTTTTTGTACTTCGATATTTTTACAAACACCGTAACTAAAGAAACAAGGCAATATGAACCT